GGCGGCAAAACCACCCTGACGTCGTTCAGTTCGGGTCATCGATTGTTAGTCTCGCCTCGCCTATCCCGCCTTGGGGTGGATATTTTGTAATGTACCAATAAGTCAAAGAACTATTTTCTCCTTTCATTGTTAGTGGAAGATGTGGGACTCGAACCACACGTAACCCGAAGGTAACAGATTTACAGTCTGCCGCATTTGACCACTCTGCCAATCTTCCAATTCTCAAATTCTCTAATTCTTGATTCCTTCCTTTGGTTCTAAAAACCTGCGAACCATCGCGGCGGGCAGGGGATAAAAAAAACAATCTATTAACCTTTTGACATAAATACTCAACTATCGCCAGCCGCTGCCGGCATGATTTGAAAAACCTGTAATTATATGTGTTAACCTCTTCATGCAACTTTTTCATCATATCCCAGCCGCTTGATCCTACCGTCTTCAACCATTGCTAAAATCTTATGAAGCGGATAGAGATACTGCTTGCTGGTATGCTCAATGCCATCTTTGTCTTTCCAAACCATCGGAGTGCGTGGCAACAGGTAACCGTTCTCTCGCAGCCAACGCTTTGTCATCAGACCGACGTGCTGGCACAACACCTCATCCGTCACCCATCGCTCTTCATAGACCTCGTAGTGCTGCTTCGCCACCTTCGACACCGTAGCGATGATCTTCGCCTCCAATAGTTTCCAATCCATAGATTACTCCTGATTAAGTTCATTTTTTGTGCAACGGAATGCCAATGTGAGATTCCAATCAGGAATAACTGTGTCGAAGTCATTTCCGAGTGAATTACGCAGTTCCTCTTCCTTCACGCTCTCGTAGTCGAACTTTCCGTCTTCGAGATTCTTTACGGTCGAGAATTGCACACGGACAGACTCTTTCGCCTTCTTGTCAGGCAGCGTAAAAATACCGACCTGTCCGACCTTCATGCTTCTGATTTCCTTCCTTGATACTGTCTCGCAAATCATACTCAATTATTAATTTTACTTAATTAATTAATACATTATGTACGAGTTCGGAGAAATATCCTTATATTTGTAGCCCGTTACCTCTACAAAATGGCTTGTGAAAGTCATAAGGCTATTTCTTTATCCGAACCGCACGTTAATTACTTACGGCGGCAAAGATAATACTTTTATTTGTAACTTCGTACAAAGTGTGCGAAATATTAACAACATTTAATAATTAATGTATTAATATGTATTAGTATTATGGTAAAAGATGAAGTCCGCCAAGAGCGATTGAATCAGGTGTACAGACACCTTTTCGCTCACTTCGGCATAAATTCACAGATTGCCTTCGCTGAAGCGTTACACATTCAGCGTTCGGCCTTGTCTGCTGCTATGAATGGTAATAAAGCATATCTCACGAACAACCTCTTCACGAAGATATGTGCTGCCTTTCCTGGCGTATTCAATTATAATTATCTGACTAATGGTGAAGGTAATCTTCTTACCGTTGAGGAAGATGTGAAGTCTACGAGTATTGAAAAACAACAGAACGATATCCCAGACTTTGCTCAAAGGCTTTTTGATGAAGCGGTGCGCATGTCAACACGCAACGAACTTCTTGAGCGTCAATGTGAGAAACTGATTGCAGAACTCCGCGACTCGAAAGACAAAAACGATGCTTTTTTGAAGAAACTCGAAAAGTCTCAGGAATTTAATGACTCACTGATGGCTGAACTCAAAATATCTCGCACTCAGAATGAAGCCCTGATTACCGAGTTGCGCGAAACGAAAAAAAATAATGATCTACTGTCGGCCAAACTCGAAGCCGCCATCGATACCATCGAAGGCATGAAGGTCCAGATGTCAATGATGCTGACCAACTTTAATGTGATACGTGAACAGAACCAGCTCGGCCAACTCCGCGTGAACGATGCTGGCGAGCCAGTCATCGCCATCCAGATACCAAACGTCAGTGGGAAAAAGGCTAAAAGCAGAAACTTCCCCGACGGCTTTATACGCGGCGACATCCGAATCATAACCGAAAGCATGGTCAAGCAAGTTGCCAACATGTTCCCTCCAAAGAAAAAGTAAGCGCGTATGACGTACTTTTATATAATGATTTTAACCTTGATTTTGGCCAGTGTTTTACAAATGTTTTACACTCGGTCAGCTAATACCATCGCGTTAACCTCTTTATATACAAGCAAAGTCACTCATTCTGGCATAACCCCAAACGGATCACCTTTGAGATGGGCGGGATTATGCCAAAAATCACGGCATCCGCCGTAAACACAAGGGGTTTAGCCCTAAATTGATACAAGAGAAAAATTACAAAATAAGCCGTTTTGAGCCGAAATAGTACGCAATGTTTTACATTTGTTGTACAACACGCCAAACGGAGTGTAAAACAAACAACGATATATGATAACGACTAAATTGATTTTTGATAGAAGAAAAACCGCCTCACGCACTCGTGAAGGCTATGTTGAGGTGCGCGTCACCATCGACAGGGTTACTAAATATATAAGTACCGGCGTGCGCGTACATAAGAATGAATGGGCGACTGACCGCGTTGTCAACCGTCAGAATGCTGACACACTTAATGAATTACTTGCGATTATTTTTGAGAAAGTCAGCCGCTATGCCAGCGAATGTGTAAAACAAAGTAAAACATTCGACGTGGAGAGTGTAAAACAAATAGTGTGGAAGCAGGTGGAGCTATCGAAAGATGAGCCGACGTTCATTCAGTGGTGCGAGAAACAAATACCACTGCTTGGAGTCTCTAAGGGTACAACAAAGCACTATAATCCTTTGATCAAACGTCTGACGGAATATGGACGCATGAATCGATGGCAGGATGTCACGGTTGAGAATATTGCTAACTTTGACGCATGGCTGCACCAAGTGACAAAACCTGTGAGCGATGCGAAGATGAAAGCTGGTGTCAAGCCTGAAAAATTATCCGATTCTGGGATATATAACTATCATAAATGCTTGAAGGCCCTGCTGAATCGTGCGCTATCGTTCGGGAAGATTGATGCAAACCCATACGACCGCTTGAAGGGGAAGTTCAAGCGTGGCGAGCGAGAAAACCCAGAATATCTGACGGAAGAAGAAATGCGTCGTTTCGAGGCTATCATTTTGCCAAGAGGTGACATCCTTGATGTGGTTCATGATCTGTTTATTTTCCAGATGTACACGGGTCTCCCATTCTCGGATATGCAGTCTTTTGATGCCAGCGAATACAAATGGGATGGCAAAGCCTGGCGACATGTCGGCGAGCGAATCAAGACTGGTGTGCCGTATGTCTCTCAGCTGCTCCCGCCAGCCGTCAAGGTCCTGGAGAAATACGGCTGGGAGATCCCGAAAATTAGCAATGCCGATTACAACCGCCATTTGAAGTCGCTCGGACAGATGGCCGGTATCAAGACACGATTGCACTCTCACCTCGCCCGTCACACCTTCGCCACTTGGATGCTCCGCCACGGTGTGAGTATCGAGAATGTCTGCAAGATGCTTGGACATACCAATATTACGCAGACACAACGATATGCCAAGGTTCAGGCGGAGGCAGTGTATAGCGATTTCGATAGGGTTGCTCAGAAGATGGCTGCTGTGACACAACAGCATACACAACAAAAGAAAAAGGACAAAGGGTAGACGCAGGTGCTACCCTCCCCTTAAATATAAACTATAAAAACAAAACAACTATGAAAAAGATGATGATGGCCCTGGCAGTGGCCGCAATACTGCCAAGTTGCACCAAGAATGATGAGCCGGAAGCCGTAGCACCGACGTTCGAGATCAGTCTACCCTCCGACTCCATCGCTACCCATGCCACCGTGACCTTCGCCTTCGGTGGCGATGTAAGCATCCATCCGATGACCCGTGCATCGCTCACGGAACTCAATCTGACCGATGTGTGGGTGTTTGATTATATCGGTGGCCAACTGCAATCCACTACCCATCAGACCGCCTCAGACGCTTCGTTTGGCTCGCCTTCGCTCACCGTAGACTATGGCGACCACACATTTTACTTCGTGTCCTCTCGTGGTGATACTCCAATCATCGACGGCACTACTATCTCATGGGCGAAACCATCCGACACCTTCTGGGCGACACTCTCGCTGACCGTCTCGCCAGGCTCCAGTATCACGCAGGCCGTCAGTCTGCACCGCGTCGCCGCCCGACTCCGAATCACCGTTACCGATGAGATACCCGCCACGCTCGCATCTCTGTCCGTCACGCCATCGCACTGGTACTATGGTCTCGACTATCTGACAGGCGATGCCGCCGACGACCGACAGGCCGCCCGCACCGTCAATGTGCCTGCATCCTATGTCGGCACCACCGGCCAACTCGTCGCCAGCTTCTTCACCATCAGTCCGCAATCAGAATGGACGACCGACGTCACCCTGAAAGCGACGGGCACCGACAATTCGACGCTATCCTCCATCAGCATCAAGGATGTCCCAATGCAAAGGAATCATGTCACCAGCTATGGCGGAAGCATACTCAATGCCTGGCGCAGCGTCACACTCACAAGTGGCGACGAATGGGAAGAGGATGATGCCGTGACCTGGTAAC